CCTGAAGGTACTGACCCAGTTGAAAGCGTTGACTTAGTAGTGTTCAATGGTAGCTTACCACAATACAGAAGAGACATAGAAAACTTTTACGACTGGCAAGAGACGGACTACTACGAGCTTTATACAGACGGCATTTCAGGTATTAGAAGATGGTTAACACACCAACCGACAGGAGGCATAAATAACAAAAACAATTTAAAATGTCAATTAACTGATGAGGGTTATGCATATTTTTTATATGACCATACTAATTACCCGATAGATAGATACAAAATAGAAGCTTATAATGCAGCTGGAACAGTTAGGGGTACATTAGAAGTAAGAAAGCCAACAGCTTTAACTGACAGACATATTAAAGTCCCTGCTTATCCATCTACATTAAATGATATTGCAGCTGCTGAAATATTAAGCGGAACACAGCCAATAATAACGGATATAATAACATCATACTCAATAGAGTTATTTAACGGTACAGATTCACATTCAATCAAGTTATATTTTAGCGTTGACACAGAATGTAGATACGAGACAAGAAGAATAGAGTTTTTAAATAGCTTAGGAGGATTTGACTATTTTAACTTTACCCAGGTGTCAAGACATAGTGAGCAGATAGAACGTAAATTCTTTAAGCAGAACGCTGATGACTTAGCCGCAAGTGGTGCTATAAACTACGATATAAGCAACAGAGAAAAAGTCCAATACTATACAAAGTCAATGCCGAGTTTAAAGTTAGTTAGTAACTGGATTTCTTATGACAAATTCAACTGGCTTTTAGAAATGATTGAAAGTCCTGAGATTTACTTAATAGACACTTATACGAATGACAAGACTGGAGTTAGTTACAATAGGAGAGTACCTATAAAAAACATTAAGGAAAATTGGGAAGAAAAAAGAAGCGACACAGACCAGCTATTTAACTTAGAGATTAATTTAGAGTTTGGTATGGATAACTATAGACAAAGATTTTAAATGCTAAAAGAGGAATTATATATAAACGGAGAGAGGGTAGAGTTACTTAAATCACTTGACCCTAATTTAACTTTTAATATTGCTGACATATCTAAGCCAGACCAAAGGAAGGCGGATTTTAGTAAGACAATAGAATTACCAGCAAGTAAGAAAGTAAATAAGATTTTTGAGCATATCTTTGAATTAGGAGCAGACTTACAAACATTCAACCCTAACAATAAGACAGACGTTATATACTTAGTTAATGGTGAGGTAGCTATAGACGGCTTTTTAAGATTGATGTCTATAAACAATGTAGATGGAGCTGTAAGTTATAACTGCGTAATTATTGGACGAGTTGGTAATTTTATATATGACTTACAAGAATCAAAGCTTGAAGACTTAGACTTAAGTAGCTTAGACCATACTTACACAAAAGCTAATCAGTCAGGAAGTTGGAATTTACCACTTACTACTGACTACGTTTACCCAATGATTAACTATGATATTAATTATTCAGGTTTATCTTTTAGCGAAATTTGGAGAGTAGAAGATTTTTTTCCTGCTGTTAAAGTTAAAAAATATATTGATGAGATATTTAGCTCTGTAGGATATAGTTATACTTCAAACTTTTTTGACAGTACTTTTTTTAATACCTTAATCATACCTTTTAATAGTAGAGATTTTAAATTGAGTGAAACTAATATTCTAAATAGAATATTTAGTTCAGACACTCCACAAGTTCAAAGCACATCTAACACTTATGTAAACCCAATAGAATATTTAGGGAGTGCAAATAGTTTTGCAAGTTCAAATATAAAATTTACTAATGAAAATTATGATTCAGGTAATGTTTATGACACTTCTACAGGAGTCTTTGAAATACAAGCAACTAAAAACGGTTATTATGATATAAATTCAATGCTTCAATTACAGGGAGAGTTTACAGCACCAACAGCAGCAGGTAATTGGTATCTGACAAGCTCTATTCACGGATTTATTAGAATTAATAAATATGATGCAAGTAATGTATTTCTTGAAACTTTAGAATCACAAGCTTATGGAATTACTGAAGGGATAAGTGTAACTGTTCCAGCAGGGGGAACAATAACAACACCAGCTGCACCTACTACACCGCATCCTAATTATCATTACCCTTCTCAAGTTCAATTTTCAAGTGATGTAGTTTTAACAGGTTTCCAGACTCCAAGCACATTTAACACAAATTCAATTTGTAATAAATTTTATGTAAGTGCAAATAATATTTATTTAGAAGCTGGTCAAAAAATTAAGGTTGTTTTAGATTACGCTGTTAGACGACACTATGCAACAGGTGTTGACTTTTGGGCAAGCACTACTTTAAACACAGCAAGCGGTACAGGATATAAACTAAATATATTAAGCGGCTTTTTGTATAATGAAATGGTAAATACTAATATTCTTGAAGGTTATACTATACCAATGTCTGAAACAATACCAAGAGACATCAAGCAGAAAGATTTTATAATGTCACTTGTTAAGATGTTTAATTTATACATTGAGCCAGACCCTAACAACAAAAAGAATCTTATTATAGAACCAAGAGACGACTTTTATAGTAGTGATGTTGTGGACTGGTCTGAGAAGTTAGACAATAGTCAAAGCGTTGAAAGTGTTCCTATGGGTGCTTTAAATCATAAAGAATATTTATATACTTACAAGCCTGACCAAGATTATTACAATAAGCTATACTTTGACACTTATAACGAGGTTTATGGACAAGAAGATTTTGAGATACAAAACGAATTCTTAAAAGACGAATATAAAACAGAAGTAATTTTTTCACCTACTCCTAATGTTGGTCAAGAGTGGTACGATAGAGTAATACCTACTATAATTAAGTTTGATGAGAAAAATGGGGTACAACGTACAGAGTCAAATATTAGGATTTTACAATGGGGAGGAATGAAAAGCACAGACCAACAATGGATTCATAGTAATAAGGCGAATGTAGATACTTTCTACAGCACTTACCCTTACGCTGGAATGTATGACGACCCCTACACTCCTACTCAGGTCTTAGAGTTTGATTTAAGCAAAGAAATATATTATTCTAATGTGTTTGATAATGTTGTTACATTTACAGACAATACACTATTTAATAAATATCACCTTAAATTCTTACAGGAAATAGTTGACGTTAATAGCAAGGTAGTAACGGCTTATTTTTATTTAACACCTTCAGACATTAAGAATCTATCATTTAAAAAACAGTATTATTTTGGAGGTCAATATTTTAGATTAAATAAGGTAGAGAATTACAACCCAAGCAGACCTGTGACAAAATGCGAATTTCTAAAGCTTAAATTAAGTGAGGTATTTTCACCAAGTACACAAGCGTCTCACGGAGGAACAGGGTTAACAGTAGGACAGGCTCAAGCTTCTGTGTTTTCAAATAGTTCTGCTATGATGCAGAATAATAACTCTATAGGAAACAAAGACATTAAGGTAGTAGGTAAAGATAACTATGTATCAAGAACTGCTGTAGGTGTGAATGTATTAGGAGAGGGTAATAAAATATTTTCTCAAACTAAGGATATTGTAATAAGAGGGAATAATAATATAATTGAAGCAGGAGTTGAAAATGTAGAGTTAATTAATACTCATAATGTTACTATAAGCTCATCAAATGTAAGTTATATAAACGGAGAAGCAAACGGGCCAGGAGCTACTGAGTTAGTGACTGCAAATCATACAGTTGAGGAGAGGATTAAAATGTATTTATGTGATGCAAGTTCTGGAAGTTTTACAATAGATGTAGAGAGCATCCCAACTGTAGGAAAAAAATGGATATTTAAAAAAATATCTTCAACTAATCAAGTGACTATAGAACCTTCTACAATTAACTCTACTATTGATGGGAATAGCAGCTATAATTTAACAAGTGGTTATGATGCGGTAGAGATAGAATGGACTGGAACAGAATTTTTAATAATTAGTACTAAATAAAATGGCGGAAAAAATAGCATTAGATTTATTAATTGAAACAGGGCAAAGTGCCAAAAGCTTAGGGCAATTAGAGGACGCTGCTGACAAGTTAAACCAAGCATTAAGAGAAACAGAGTTTGGAACTCAAGCTTATAAGGATTTAAGCGAGCAGTTAATTAAGACAAACAAAGACATAAAAAATGTTGAGTTAAGTTTAGAGGCGTTAGATAATGAGCAAGTAGCTTCTGAGCTTGGTTCTGTAGCTGGTGCAGTTGGTGACGTTTCAGCGGCTTTTATTTTATTAGGTGGAGATGGTGGAGCTTTAGAGGAGACAGTTCAAAACATTGAAAAAGCTATAGGTGTCTCAATGGCGTTTAAGGGTGCTATTGAAGGGGTAGCTTCTGGTCGTAAATTATTAAACAACGTTATTAAAAATAGTAGTGCTTTACAAAAGGCTAATAACGCTATTAATGTTTTAGCTGGGACTATTATGAAGGCGTTTGGCGGTTCTGTAGATACTACCTCAGTAGCCTTTAAAGGACTTAGGGCTGCTATTATAGCGACAGGTATTGGTGCTTTAGTTGTTGGGGTTGGTTTACTTATAGAGAACTTTGACAAGCTTAGCGAAATGTTAAGCTCTACTACTAAGTCACAGAAGGCATATAATGACGCAGCTAAGCAAGCTATTGACAACATAGGAGAAGAGCTGTCTGCATCTAATAAATTACAGAGAACCCTACAAGACGAATCTATTACAAGGGAGGACAAAGTAAAAGCGGTAAAAGAATTACAGGACGAATATCCTAACTTATTAAGCAACATAGACGCAGAAAAGACTTCAATAGAGGACATAAACAAAGCCCTTAAATTGAATACTCAATTAGTAAGATTAAAAGCACAACAAGACGCTCTACAATCATTAAGAGCTGAGGAGTATAAGGAAATACTAAAAGCTCAGGTAGATGCTCAGACGGGTGCTAATGTTGGAATTGCTGAACAGCTTGTGTCAATGGGTAGTCAGATACAGTTATTTTTTGGAATAAAAAAAGGCATAGTAGGAGCTGGAGAAGCTCAAGACTTTGCTAATGCCAAAACATTAGCAGCAATAAAAGAAAATAAAAATCAAATTACTGTATTAGATGAACTTGAACAGCAAATACAAGCACAGATAAAAGCACTTGAAGAGCTTGGAGCTACTGATGGAGAGATGACAGAAGCCGAAAAGAAAAAAGCTGAGGAGAGGTTAAAAAGATTAGAGGACGAAAAGAAAGCTTATGAAGATGCACAAAAAGCATTTCAGGAATGGCTACAAAGTGAAGAGGAAGCTACACAGGCCCGTCTAAATAATATGAAAAAGATTGGAGACGGAGCTATAAAAGCAAGGAATGACTTACAAGATTTATTAAATGAGATTGCAGAAATAGAGGACGAGAGCGAATTGATAATTGAAGATTTAGCAGCCACAGAAACAGCTGCAAAATTAAAAACTGAATTAAGAATAAGAGCAATATCTGACGAAATAGAGCAAGAGAAGCGAATGAGACTTCAACAATTAGAATGGGACAAAGAAACACAATTAAGAGAGCTTCAACTTTCAGGACAATTAAATAAAGGTTTAAGAAAACAAATTGAAGATGACTTTAGAAGAGAAAGAGAGAAAATAATAAACGACTCAAATAAAAGAGCTTTAGCGTTAGATACTGAGTATGTTATGGCTGGAATTAATTTAGTACAAGGGTCTCTTACTGCAATAGCTCAACTTAACGAAGCGTTTGCTGGTGAAGATGAGAAAAGCCAAAAACAAGCTTTTGAGAGAAGTAAAAAAATACAAATAGCTCAAGCCTTAATGTCATCTGCACAGGGTATTGTTAACATATTAAGTGCTGTCTCTACTATTCCACAACCATTTGACGGAATATACAAAGCGGCTCAGATTGCTATACTTGGAGCGTCAACAGTTGCACAAGTTCAAAAAATTAGGAATCAAAAATTTGAGGGGTCTGGTAGTGCTACTATAGACACGCCAAACTTAGCTACAGGAGGTGGTGGACAAGCTCCAGCTCTACAGCCAGCTAATACAAGCTTATTAGTACCTCAACAAGATAATAGAGTTTATGTAACAGAAACAGACATCACTGGAACACAGAACCAAGTTGCTGTGATTCAAGGAATGGGAAGTTTCTAAATTTTTAAATTATGGAAAATACAGAATTATTAGAATTAATTATTGACGAGGAGGATGAGTCAGGGGTTGATTATATCGCATTAGTTGACAGCCCTGCTATAGAGTCTGAATGGATGGCTTTTAAAAAACATCAGTTTGAGGACACCTTTAACGATTACCCAGAATCAGCGTCTAACAATGCAGCGAAAGCATTAAGATGGATTGACGAACACGCAGACGAAATTAACTGCAACTATACGAGGGTTGGTTTAAAAAGAGCAAGCCAGCTCAAGAATAAAGAAAAAATATCTTGGGATACTATTGGTAGAATGGCAAGTTTTATAAGACATAAAGACAATGCTGAGGTTAACGCTGAATATAAAGACACACCTTGGAGAGATTGCGGTTACTTAGCTTGGTTGCTTTGGGGTGGCACTTCAGGAGTTAATTGGGCAGTTAGCAAGATGCAACAAAAAGACAGATATAGACAAGTGTTTAAAATTCAGGACGAAGAAAAGAGAATAGTAAGCGGTTACTTTATGAAGGCTGACTTACCTATAATGAGATTGAATGATAAGAATGAAAAGTACTATGTAGTCTTTAGACGAGATACTATTGAGAAGATAGTAAACAAGTTTTTTAAGAATGGCTTTAATGCTAACGTCAATTTAATGCACGATAACAACCTACAAGCAAAAGGGGTATATGTTATTGAGTCACTTATTATAGACAGTAAGCGAGGTATAAAAGCTCCAGATGGTTTTGAGGATGCTCCTGACGGTAGTTGGTGGGGAAGTATGCGAGTAGAGAATGACGAAATTTGGGAGATGGTTAAGGAAGGAACTTTTAGAGGTTTTTCTGTTGAGGGAATGTTTGGACAAGCTAAGACGGTAAAATACCCTACTAAACTGATAAATAAAATTAGAGAGGTAGTTAAGAAGTATAAAGAAAGACAGTTGTAAAATGTGATACTGTCATTTATTTGTTATATATAATAATATAAAATTTTCACTTATGAGCGAATTAAAAGAATTATTCAACGAAATTAAAAGCATTTTCGTTTCCGAAGGTGTAGAGGTTGAAACCAATTCTGAGGAATTTGCAGAAACTACTCAAGAAGTTGCAGAAGTTACTGAAACAAAAGAGGAGAAATTTGAGGACGTTGTACTGGCTGACGGTACTGTGGCACAAATTGAGCCTGAGGTTGTTGTCGGTGCTGCTGTTGTTGTTGAGGTTGATGGTGAACTTTTACCAGCTCCAGATGGTAGCCACGAACTTGCTGACGGTAGAGTTATCTCTACTGAGGGTGGGGTTATTGTTGCTGTTGAGGAAGTGGAAGAAGAAGAGCCAGAAGTTGAAGCGGAATCTGACGAAGAGGAAGAAATGTCTGCTCCATTGAATGAAGCTCAAGAAAGAGAGGCTAAAAAAATTATTGAGTCAGTTGTTACTGAAAGAGTATTCTCAATCCATAAAACTATGGAAGATGAGTATAATGACTTACAGTCTGACCTTAATACATTAAAAGAAGGCTTCTGCAAATTACTTGAACTTACGGAAAAGCTTTTAGCAGAACCTGCGAAAGACGCAGTAAAGAAAAGAAGTAACGCTTTTAAAGCATTACAAAAGGACACTAAAAAAGATATTATAAGTGTCTTAAAATCAAAAAAAATTATTAAATAAAAAATAGAAAAAATGAGTTTTGATGTTTCGGCTTTAGCCGCTTATACTAATGAACACGCAATGGACTTGATAATTAAGTCTGTTGCTGGTGGAAGATTAGCTAATTACGCTAATATCCAAGACGGAGTTAAAGGGCCTACTACTATTAATATACTTTCTTCAGACGTTGTTTTTCAAGCTGACGGCTGTTCAAGAAGTGCTGATGGTACTACTACTTTATCTCAAAGAACTATCACTCCTGGAGCTGTTGCCATTCACGAGGATTTGTGTATGACTGATTTAGCTGCTAAATATACAGCTACAATGCTTAGACAGGGATTAACTAACGAAAAAGAAGAGATTCCATTTGAGGAGCTTTACTACGCTGAGAAAATACAGAAAGTACAGAAAGCTATTGAAATTGCTGACTGGCAAGGAGACACTGCTTCTGCTACTGCTAACTTAGCAAGATATGACGGTTTAAATAAAATTATCGCTGCTGCTTCTGCTGTAAATGGTAACCCTACAGGAATTACTGTTGCTACAGGTATTACTGCTTCTAATGTTATTGGAATTTTCACAGGAATGGCTGAATTAATGCCTGAAGATATTATGGATGCAGATGACTTGAAGTTATATTGTGGAATGGATTCTTTCTTAAAGTATCAAAAAGCAATTGCTGACGGAAATTACTTCCATTATGTTGTAGAAGGTGGTTTTACTGCTGAGCTTCCGTTAATTGGATTCCCTAATGTAACAGTATGTGCTACTCCTGGACTTTCAGGATTATCAAATGGTAACTGCTACTTGATGAGAGCTTCTAACGTATATATTGGTGTTGATTTACCAAACGAAGAAAGCGAAGATGTAAGGTCTTGGTATGACCCAAATACAAGATTATTTAAAGTAACTATGGCTTTCAGAAGAGGTGTAAACGTTGCCTTTCCTGACCAAATAGTTGAGTTCTTACTTGCATAATTTAATGGGGAGCTTAGTCTCCCCTTTTACTAACCTTAAAAATTTTTAGATATGCCTCCTTGTGTCCTTAGTTCGGGATTTTCCAGAGATTGCTCAGATTCGTTAGGCGGAATAGAAGAAATTCTTATTTCTGAAAGAGATAATGTTTCTTCATTTACAGAAGCCAGTCACGAAATCACAGCAATAACTCAAGCAGCTGCAACTAATTTTTATAGATATGAGCTTAAAAAAGAGTCAGGTTCGTTAACATCTACTTCAACAGTAGACCAAGCGGCAGGAACTTCTTTTTACGATAACGTAGCGGCTTTCACTATCAATAAACTTAGTGCTGCAAAATCCAATGAGATAAAATTATTAATGCTGGCAAGATTAGCCGTAATAGTTAAGACGAATAACAATAAATATTTCGCTATAGGTTTCGACCAATTTGCTGAAGGTTCGTCTTTAGTTGCTCAAACAGGGCAAGCTTACGGTGACCCTAACCAGTATCAGATAGAGATTACTGACAGAAGCCAATACCCAGCTTATGAGGTTCAAGCTTCAGTTGTTAGTGGTTTGACAATTGCTTAAATTGTTCTTTGTTTTGTGTGAAGGGGGTGAAATTCCCCCTTTTTTTTAAATTTGTAACTATGCTTAAAAAAGAATATATAGGAAAAACATTACACTTAAAACATTTTAAAGTTTTGGTGTGTGAAGAAAATATTAAGATGCTTAAGAATTTAGGCATTGATTACGTTTTT